TGGGGGTATTAAGCGTAGAAGCAATCCCAACACATTCCACTACTTTGGAACGGTGGTGGAAGACCCCACATACTTTAAGTTTATTCCCTTTGAGGGCACCGTTTGGTTTGGTGACTCAGGTGGTGCGGTACTAGACTCCACAGGAGTACTTGTAGGAATTGTGTCATCATTCACAATATTCAACGGTCACCTGTACGAAAACTCCGCAACTCGTTTGGATCTCGTAAGCGATTGGATCGCAGAACAGAAGGGCAAATGAAACTCACCCAAATTCAGCGTGTGCTTCTTGGTGCTTGCAGTTTTTTAGTTGGTGTTTTACTGGCTCGCGCAGTAGGTTTCTAGTATTGCACCATAAATACTTACATGATAGTAGCGGGAATAGATTACTCATTGTGTGGACCAGCCGTGTGCCTGTTCAAGTCGAACGCCACGGGGAAATTTTCATACAGTGGATGCTCATTTTTTTTCCTTACTGAGAACAAGCGGCAATCGGAAATTCGTTGCATGAATGTGTTTGGTGAGCGGCTGAGTGATTGGAACTCAGACGAACACCGCTACGAAAGCATTGCAGATTGGGCTGTGGACATTGTAATGGGCTGCTCCCATGTGGCTCTTGAAGGCTACGCGTACTCCGCTAGTGGCAGGGTGTTTCAGATTGCCGAGAACACAGGCATCTTGAAATATAAACTGTACCTGTTAAGCATTCCTGTTACAGTGATTCCTCCCACCGAAATAAAGAAGTTTGCCACAGGCAAGGGCAATGCAGACAAGAACGCCATGTACGCGGCGTTCTCGCATGAAACAGGAGTTAATCTAAAGTCGGTGCTAACACCAAAACGAGCAGACTCAGTGAGTCCTGTTTCGGATATTGTGGACTCGTACTACATCTGCAAGCGAATGTTTGAATCGCTTCCTGAAGACTTGCGCTGCGAAACCGATTAAGGAGTCGGCAAGTCTACGGTGTTTGGAGTTGATACGGGAGCAGCCTTTGGAGTTTTGGGGGCAGCGTTGTCTCGCTTGCGACCAAAGAATTCCTTCCACGCCCACGCCACAACCAAGAACACAATGGGAAGATACCACAGGATCCATCCCCAATTGCCGACAATCTTGTCGCCGCTCAGGATGTCGTGCTTGAGTTTCAGCATAACAGGACTGTCTGATGTGGTATCAGGAATAATAATGGGGGAGGTGTTGCATCCCGCAAGGAAGAGCAAACAAAGAATATAGTTTAGTTTAGACATGGCTTCTCCTTTAAGACTTGTTTGAAGCAGCGGCTGAACCAAAGTAGAAGCCTACAATGCTCACCAAGATTTGACGAGTTTCAGACGCAAACAAGAATCCGTTGATCTCAACAAAATACTTGCGGGTTGATTGCGGAATAAGTCCAAACAGCCCTTCGGGTGTGGTAGCGTCTACTTCAACGAATGTGGGCAAACCAAAGAACGGCAGAATGAACGGAGCCAGCATAGTAGCAAACAGCACTGCAAGAACAATGAGTTGGCGAATGCCCCTACCCACATCCATAGGAACACGCTGTGCTGCCTTGTCTTGGTTATCTGTGGTCTGCTTGTTCGCAGCAATAAGCCGCTCAAAGATTTCTTTTTGATCCTGACTCTTCTGAGCCATGTAACGAAACAAGAATCCTGTAGCCGCTCCTCCAACCAATGAAATCAATTCGGTACTAATCATTTCAATCTGCCTTTCTATAGCACAACTGCACTACTGTTTATTTAGGCTTCATCTTCTTCCTACGAGCAATATTTGATTTGAGTCTTGGGTTGCCAGTCGGCATATCAGGAGGCAAACCTGCAATGCTGCCTCCTCCTGCGGTATTTGTGGGTGGTGGCGATGCCATTGGAGGTGGAATTTCTTCTGAAATAAATTTGAAGAATGGTTTTAGTTTACTGTGTGCCATTAATAGTTCTTCCTCCAAACACCATGAAGTTTATGCGCTGTGTTCTTCCGCGTTGATAGTGTACAGATTGTGTAGACCATGCACCAGCACCAGGAATTTGTCTGCGAGAAGTAATTGTGAATAGACCAACCTGTCGTTGGATGTCTACTGTAGAGGACATGGAATTTTGTATGGTGTCTAGCGTGAATTCATCGGTGGGAGGAATACTGCCAGCAGCACCAAGAATAGTAGATTCAGGCAAATTCACTGTTTCCTGTTCTGTTCCAAGAATCACGCAGTAAGTCTCAACATCCATCTTGTCTGTGAAATATACATCGAAATGGGAGTTGTCTCGCGCAACCACCTTTTTTACTCCGTATGCGCCTTCCAAGTACGCACTAACCGTACTGCTACTGTATAGAGTGCCTTTATTCGGAGGAATAACAATTGTTCCCCATGCAGTGGCTTCTCGTCTGCTCCGTAATTGTGATGGAGTGGATTGGTAGGTTAGCCCTGCAACACGAGTGAATTGGGTTCCAACAGCAGCCGAAGTAGTTCTGGTGTACGGACTCAAAACTGTTCCCCGTTCTAGTTGCGCTCCCCATATCAAAATTCCACTGCCGCTTACTCCTGCATACGATGGACCGTATATTCCAGTACCTTCCCCCAACATACCCATTGTGGCTCCGTTGTTTGGAGCAAAGCCTGGAGTGATTGCGTTGTTTGGCGGAGCAAGATTCTTAAAACTCACGGCAACTCTCCACCATCCATTACCAGCATTCTGAATGATTGGAGTTCCCACGGATCTGCCAATGATTGGAGTGTTTTCTGTTACAGTTCCGTTTTCTAAATCCACAACCACACGACCAATTGAACCGTAACTAAAGTCTGCAAACGCCAAGTGCTTTCGTTCTGCTGATTTTGCGTAAACTGAAAGCGTCCAAGAGGTCAACTGTGCAGTTGAACCAGCAATCGAAGGTGAAGGGTAGATTGATTTATAGTATGCACCAGTACTAGTAGGAGCAGCATCAGCAGGATCTAATTCCACTAGTTTCATTGCTGTTGTGGTTCCGTCAGGAGCAACATACCCTCCCGCAGATACTCCTACTCTTGTTTTAGTCCAAGCCGCATTGGTAAAGGTTTGGCTTTGTGTAAGCAGATTCTGAAAACTGCGCTGCCCTAGTCCTGATGCACCAGGAGAAAAACTAATCAAGGCATCCTGATTTCCGTAAACAGGAGAAGTTCCCTCTGTTTTGATGTACGGAGTAACAGCAGAGCCTTCTTCTAGTTGTGCTCCAAACACCAAGAAATCATTTTTGTCAAATGCGGATTGCACCAGTGGTGCTGGTGAGTTTGCAGGATTAAACGCCATTGATATTCTGTTCCAACCATTACCCAATCTAGTTATTTTTGCATTTGAACTAGAGTTCGATGGAAAACCTCCCACAACAGCAGTAGTTGTGCCAGCCCCTGTGCCCCCTAGATTAAACTGAGTGCCAAAGTTGTTGTTGCCGCCGCCGCAAAGCAAAGTTAATGTTGCGCCTGTTATTACTTTTGCAAAGACCGAAAATGTATAGGTTACTCCTATACTGCCGCGACCTTGTGAGAAGAAAGCATTGGCATAAGTTGAGCCGTTAAATCTAAAAACTCCAGCGGTTGCACCAAAGGGATTTGCTTCGTTTACGGAAGTAAGCGATGCAGGACTTCCTGGTTGAGTCCAAAAAGCAGTAAAATTTTCACTTCCCGTAAAGAAGTTTGCCACAGCAGGTTTACGAGTATCGGAATCACTTCTAAGGCAGAAAAATGCTGCATTGGTTCTCACCTTCCATGTATTAGAAGAGTCCGTATAGTCTTGGGGGGTGGTGGCTACAGTGGGAAGATTGGGGAATCCCATGTGGTGTATATCACACGATCCACTCGCACCAATTGCCAATGGAGAACCGTCTGATGCATTTCCGTGAACTCGATGAGTTCCGTATCCACCTGGCACACCGCCAACTTCTTCCTGCACCAATCCCACATACGCTCCGCTTCCAAACCGTTCGGGATTTGTAAAGTTTACTCGGAAAATTCCTTTTGAAATATAAGTGACACTACTCACTCCCACCGAATCCAAAATAATAGGATTTCTGTTGGTGTCGCATTCATAAACACACCAAGCATCCGCTGTTGGACGAGGCGTGGTAGAGTTTCCAAAAGAACCAGTAGTACTATTCATATGACTACCACCTGTAATTGATAAGTGCCACTCGCTGCGGATCTATTGAGGATTTCTCCGAAGGCAGGACGGTTTGTTATGCCAGTCGCATAATAACCATCCGTAGTAGAGTTAATAAGAAATCCAAAACGAACCCAAAATCCGTTTACTGTTTTTGGATACTGTGTGGTGTCTAGTGCGTGGGTAAACATATGAAGTGGTGTTGGAGATCCACAACTTCTAGGCTGACAGAATATTTTATACTGTGTGTTGGGCATGGGAGTAATGAATTTGAAAGGAATTGCTCCTGTAGACAACCCTTGTTGAGATGTACCACTGGTTATGGCAGGACTTGCTGCAAATTTCACATCATCCAACACAAGGTTGTAACCGTTTATGTGGTTGTTTCTCAGATATGGTGCTATAGGATATGCGGGGGTGGCGACATTAGGATTGAATCCAGTTAAACACCATCCCCGCACGGTTTGCCCTTTGCCGACCAATCCTAGCATAGAACTATTAGCCACTATAACCTCCTAAGTATCTCTGCTAGTTTGCCGTCCATCGGTATGTCCGAGACTACGATGCCGTCAAAAATCATCCGCTCATCTATGTATTCCAAATACAGGAGAACGGTCTTCAGTGCAGGGTAGATGTCGGCTTCCAATTTATGAAACAGCATACGAGACGCTGCCGCACGACCAAACACATTCCCAAGCACCATGATGTGGTTCAGGAGAAGAATGGTTCGCAGAGTGCCGCATCGGTTGTACCGCTTCAGCAACCGCTTTACATATTTGATTTTTGAAATATCTTCCAAGAATTCATCCATCCCCATGCAATCAGGATTGGTGTAGTTTCCCATTGCATAGAGAGAGAAGTTGTCTTTGGTCAATATATTAATGTCCATGATAAAAGTATTCGCTTACCAGCGCATACCGTACTTGTTTAGTCTGTCTTTAATGGCGTGGCTTTTAGCACTTTGTTCTGCTCCACCTGGTGGAGTAGTCCGCTTCTTCATAGTCTTCTTTGGGGTCTTTGCGGCTTCATCCACAACCTTCTTGATGCGCTTGGTTCCCTTGCCGCTTTGATCAGCAATGTTTGATCCAAGAGCAGGATCCATGATTGGAAGACCTGTGGTGAATTCTGTGGTTACATCTTCCTTTACAGACTTCTTGGAGCGAAGCAGTTTAAAGTCTTGCGAGTCAAGCCGCTTGTTCTTGTTTGCATCAAGTTTCTTCTGACCGCCAACAAGTTCTTCCTTGACACCCATAGCCGTTTTGATGCCCTTTACGGCATTGGCTTGCTTTTTACCCGTGAGTGAATTGTAGTTCTTGTCAGAACCGTACTTCATGGACGACAGTTGTGATCCACGCTTGGCAACATACGCGTCCTTGGTCGCCTTGCTCAACTCGTCAATCTGCTCTGCATCTTCCTTTACAACCTTGCCGCCCTTGCCGTACATTTTCTTGGCGAAAAATTCATTACGATCTTTCGACAGGATACTGTTGTACTTTTTCTTTGCTGCGGGTTGATCACCAACTTTGTTGCGTATCTTGCTGGCAACCGTATCCAACTTTCCTTGCATTTCCTTGACTCGCGCAGGAGTCTGTGCCATCTCAGAAATGATGTCGCCGTCAGTCTCCACGCCTTCTTCAGCCACCACAGGCTGTTCCTTTGGTGAAACAAAAGCGGTTACACGGTACATGGAGTCATCGCCCAATTCAACTTTAACGGTAAGCGTGAACTCTTGGAATCCGTCTTGGCTACCTGCGCGACCATCAAAGCGAATTCCGCCAGTCAGTGCATCGTATCCATCAACACGACCAAAGCGTGTCAGCGGAAGAGTAAACACACCAACCACAGAACTGTTTTCTCCTGGTGCAGCAGGTGGAACCTGTGCGTATCCTGACCACACGCGTGGTGTCCACGGGAAGTCAAGCAGCAGCACATTCAGCCGTGCACGAATCTTCACCAGTGCATCGGTGGTACTCAAGTACGAGTACTTTGAAAGAGCATTAAGCATGGCATTGGCGTTGGCAATGAACTGTGCGTTGAACTTGATTGCGCCAACATCAGTATCAAGTGAACGATTAGGATAGCCTGTAAGGGTTTCCTTGTACTCGCTCTCGTTGAGGGTGTTGCGGAACGCTTTGAATTGTTTGGTTTCTTTCATGTGCTTTGCCTTTGAAATTTCGATGGCAGCCAGTTGCTTCTGTGCCTTCTCTTTGGATGGGTGAGTTCCTAGAATTTTGGAACCTGTAGAATCAGTGACTACGAATTTGCTTCCGCTTTTCTTTATCATGGTTTAGTCTGTTGTCGTGGTTGAACGGTAGTCTGCATCACCTGAGCGGCGGCGTTGACTTGTCTTGGTGTCTTTGGTGCGCCGATCCTTTGCCCACTCCATCTTTTTACCTTTTCCCATACGAGCCATTGGATTCGTTGATCCACGAGCAGGTGGAATAGGCTTGCGAAGTTCTTCGGCGTGTTTCGCGTAGTCTGCTTTAAGACCCTGAAGTTTTGCAGTGACTTCACTGGCTTCATTCACTTTCTTCTTGACGATAGGTCTTTCTATTTTTCTCGCGTGTTTCAAATCGGCTTTTAATTCTCGATCCTTGAGTTGATTTGAAGTACTATTTTTTGGGTTGTATTTCAAATCTGGATGTTCTTCAGCGGTTCTTTTGTCTGATGGTTTACCCATCATTTTAATTAAGTCAACTCTTCTCATTCTTGCGTGTGCGATCTTAGAATCCCTAAGTCCTTTACTTGAATAATCATCTTCATCAGTAACACGATTGGCATCACTTGTTGCTTTACTCTTAATTTTGTCCAACGCGGCTCTTCTTGCAGGAGTAATTCTATAAATTTCAGTAACCTCACTGGCTTCTTTCACTGGCTTTGGCTTTGGCAACTTTTCGGATTCCATTTCATCGCGCAGTTTACGAGCCTTCTCTCGCGCAGTAGCATTTTCCTTTGGACTCTTGCGGTTCATGGTGGTCATGTACTCATTCAGTTCACGCTGAAGGTCAAAGAAAGTCTTGCCTTCGCTCACACTTTTCCAACCGCCGCCTTGTTCGTTGTACCACTTAACAGCCCAACCGTTGGCGTAGGCAGAAGGGTACACATCAAACTTGCTACGAGCCTTGGATTTCGCTTGTGACCACAGTTCAGGATTTGTTGGCTTGTTCTTTTCCATTAGTTCCTGTGCGGCTTCAACCAAACCAAACTCGTCCATGCTTTCGGTGTTTGGTGTCTCGAATGATTCCTCAACAGTTTCTCCACCAAGAGTCTTGCGGAAAGCGTTGAACAGAACAGGTGATCCTGTAATCTTCTTTACCATTGAGTCCATCATGTCAATCATGAGGTCGCGGTACACTTTGGATGCACCCATCTTGATGGCTGTCTCAGGAGACTGCAAAGCGCGGCGAGCCACGATTACATCCTTCTTCTTTACAAGACCGCTACGAAGCAGGGTCTTTGTGCGTTCGCCTTCAACACTTTCGGTGGTGATATTAGATTCCTTGGACAGACTAGTGCGGAGAGCGGTGTACAGGTTGCGGTTATTCAGTACACGATCCACCACATCCACAAGAATTTCCTGCATAAGCATACGGTATGCGGGATTCTTCATTGCTTTGTCGGGGTCTTGGAACAGAACCGCTGCACGGCGAATATTGTTCTTGGAAACAAGACCAAGCCGCAGCAAGGTGTTGAGTTTCGATGTGATTCCGCTATCGTGTCCGATTCCGTCCATAGTAGAGTCTCCCTTTTCCTTATTTAGACGATTTCAAGTGGCTAGTCATGCGGGGGGCGTTTCCTTTTCCGCTTTGCTGTGTTTCTGGTTCAACTCGTCTTTTTTGAATTACAGCGCGTTTTCTCTCTTTGGGAGTCATTTCTCCCACCGTCTCAGGAGTCTTGCTGCTTACTTTGTTTGCAGGACGGCATTTAGGGTATTTACCCTTGGAGGTGTCGGATCGACCACATGGGGGGTATTCCCCCGTCTTGGGGTCTTTCTTGCCGCCAATGTCCACCCACTTCTCTTTGAACCACCGCGAAAGGTCTTCGTCCATTTTACATGGAGGCGTGGGAAATATTTTATTGTGCTTGGAGAAGCCCCCTGTTTGACCAGGAGTATCGGCTCTTCGCTTTTTCTTGTCGCTCTCAAGCAGTCGTTCTGCGGCGGCACGGTAAATATCTGTGTAGTTAATGCCTTCTTTAATCACCGTTTTCATACCCCGTTGTAGGTCTTGGTACAAGTCTTTAACATCAGAAGCATTGGCTTGGCGGGGCATTCCACTCTTGAAAGTCTTGAAGTCGTTTGCGGCGGCAGCAGCACGAAGTTTCGATGCGCTCATGCCCTGCACACCTGTTGCGTTCTCGTCTCGCTTTCCTGCACCCACAATCGTCAGGCTCTTTAGTTTAAGGCGGTCTTTTCTGCGAGTGGAACTCATCAAGTCTTTGAAAGCCTCGTATTGTCCTTGGCGATCCTCTCCACCAACGAGATGCACATGATCGTATCCCTTTTCGGCAAGCCAGTACAGCATCTCCACAGGGTTCTTGATTGTGTTCAAGTCCTTGAAGTTTGCGTCAGGAAAGAACCGCTTCAGGTACTTGAACTTTTGTCGGGGGGTGAGTGGGTTCTTCTTGGGGTCGTTTGTGCGACTGCTGAACATTGCGTACTCTGCGCCCAAACTCTTTGCCGTGCTAATGACCTTATCGACTAGCAGTTGGTGACCTGATGTGGGGGGTTGAAAGCGACCAAAGGCAACAACGATAGACTTGCCTTTAGTCTTGGGTTTAGCAATATCCCGAACTTTTTTTTCCACTGTGATCACCTCTTTATTGTTACACCAGACACCAACTGCCAGTCAAGGTTTAGTCCAAGTCTTTTCTGTGGTCAGATTGCTGCGTGAAAAATCCAATCGGTCTACCAATTTAACTGCCTTGTTGCTCAAGCGGTCGATTGCAACAAATCCTTCAGGAGTAGTAACTCGGTATCCGCTCTTGTCCTTGATAAAGGTTCCTACGCCTGTTTGCGCGGAAGCCGTGGAAGCCATCTTCTGAAGAATCGTGAGTTTCAACTGAGCAAGCGCATTATGTAGTGCAAAAACACGAGCGAGTTGGTTTCTATTGGTACGAACCCAATCAATTGATGGAGTAGTTTTTGTGCTTGCTACTTTGCGTTTACCTTGTGCGCGGTCAAGCATGAATTGCAGGAGTTGATTCACATCAGCATGAGAAGTAGCAACTCCTCCACGCACCAATCCGTTGATGTAGGTTTTCATGTCTATTTTAACTCCCTCGTTCTTGCCAATGCCGTTCAAGACAACACGCAAGTCAGCAGCAGTCTTGGTAAGACTAGCAATAGAGTTTTCAATTGTGCTGCGGTCGGAAGCGGAGAAGAGTCCTGATCCGTTTGCAAACTTCATTGTGGCGTTATCAAACCAAACATCATTTACTTTTTTCATGTAACTAATATCGGGATTGAATCGTGCAGTCATGGTTTGAATGGATTCACCCTCGTATGCGGTATGAAACACAATGCCAATCTTTGCTGCTGCCATGCGTTTTCCCAAATCACTTTTTGGATCCACGGCGTATTTAATAGTATTTGCTTGAAAGGTAAGGTAACTCTTGCCGTCAATAAGTTCCCGTTGCTTTGATTCAGAGTAGAACAACATATCGCCTTGCAGCACCCCACGAATACCAAGTTTGGAAAAATGCTTTAGCGCAAGTTTAAGTTTTAAGTTCAGTCCCTCTTGGGGATGGTTGGTATCAATATCTGAATTGGTGAAGTTTAGTTTGGGGATTGCATTGAACACACTCTTTGTGCCAACAAAAAATCGACCGCTTTGGGGGTCGATTCCACAAATAATGGCGGGTGCGCCATCCCACTTTACCGTGATGTCGTATGCACTGGGCGCGTTTGCTGTGAGAGCCTCCACAACGCCCCGTAAAGCCTTTATGGCGCGTCCGAACCCTGCGTAGCCGCTGTTGAGGATCTCGTCCTCAATATGCTCCAAATGGACATTCTTTCCACTTGATTTTTTAAATGCTTCGACTAGGTGTTCGGTAAATGCTCTCATAATTCTCCTGTGCTTCTCTATTTAGAAGCATAGGAGTTCCGCTCGGAGCGATAGAACTTGATTGCATCTGCCAAATCTGCAATATATTCCCGTGGATCGGCTGTAAACACCTGACAGCCACCTTGTTCCACACCAATCAGAATGGCAATATTTCGGAGTTCCACTCCTGTGCGATCCTGCCACATAAGCGAATACGCCGTGGCTTGCATGAAGTAGTCTTGGATTGCGTCTTCGCTTTTCGGATATGTGGAAGACTTAAAGTCGATAACCGACGGCTTGTCATCAAAAAATCCAATGCAGTCCGTCCTTCCCGCCAATCCCACACGCTTCGACCACAGCGGAACTTCGATAGCGTGGATCGTGCCGATGCGGTCGATAGACTCCTGCATTTCGAAAAATAGGTCAGACTCGCAAGTCCCCGCATTCGTCTGTACGGAACTGTGATCGTTTTTGAGATACGACTCGATAATTGAGTGAAGTTTCGTGCCACGGCTAAGTACTCTCTTTGATTCTTCGGGGTTTTCTCGCCGCCACTTGGCAAAGAAGGCTCGCTTCTTCCATCCCGTAACGGTGGTAACAGAGGGAAAAACGCCATCAGGGGTCTGATAGCGTCTGCCGCCGTCTGTGTCTACGCTGTTTACATTTTCGTTTAGCGTCACTAATTCATGATGAAAGGTTTTCATTTATTCGTCTGGTGTTTCTTCAATGATCTCCGTGCCTTCAGGCAATTCGTCATCGCGTTTCTGCTGCGGAGGGGGAGTAATGGGAGTCTGATTGCGATTCTGTTGTCGCTGTGCAGCCTTCCACTGTGGATTGTTCTGCTGATTCTGCTGTATCCAACTCAAATAATTTCTCATGTTGCTCATAGTAGTCTCCTTAGTATATAGGGTGAATGCTCAAAGTCAAGAATCAGATCCAAGTATTTCTCCGTGAGCGTCTAGGAACTCTTGAGACGCAGTAATGTACTTGGATGTGGTTTTAGAAAACTCCGCGAATATTCGCTGAGTGAACGGATGGGTATTTCCGAATTGCACAATACACGGAAGCAGAATAGCATTAGCGGCTTCTTGTATGTAGGAGTGCTTTACATCAAATCCTCTTCCACCTTCTTGCTGCTTTGCTTCCAACAGCCCAATTGCTTGGATGAACGGTTGCTGTTTCTTTTCGCTCAGTAGGGGAAGCGCAGCAGTTGCAGCAGAAATAATATCACGAACGCAGTTCACGCACGAACTTCTAATGCTGTAGTCACACTCTTCTTTAATAGACAAGAACTCGAATGGCATGGTGTTCTCACGAATCTTCTTCAGCACATCACGGCTTTTAAAGAATTGAATGTCTTCGTTCTGAACTCGCACCAAGTCGTACTTCTGCATGG